GTCAACATTGTCTGCAAACGGCTGCCCGGTATCGTGGGTAAAGCCCATGATCTCAGAGCTAGCGTCTGGGGAGATGCCGCACTTGATGATGCCCATCGCAAACATGGCATCAACGACCCACCTATGCAGGGTTTCCTCGAAGCCAATCTCATCAAGCAGCAGGTTGAGTGCAAGCTCAAAGTTCGTGGCAACTGGCGCTGCAAGCGGGTTGTCCGAGGTCACAAGAACCTGCGGAGAACGCGCTGCAACCTGCCTCTTGTAGATGGAAAGGGCCATCTCCATGAGGTTTACGGGCACCTTGTCGTTAGGGCCATAGTCGCCGTAGTTGCTGCCAACGTACTGGCGAATAGCATGAAGCCTCTTCTCCCTGAAGGGCTGCATCTTGCGCCGAGAATATTCAACTGCCTTGGACAGCCGTCCCAGCTTGTCGCAGTCCATACACTTCGCCATTTTTACCACCACTTCTTTTCGCGTTTGCGGCTCTCAGCCATTTGCCTACGGTGCAACATGGAGCCGTGAGGCACTTCTACTGTGCTTATCGGCGTTGTTGAGTTTTTTCTTCGGTTGATACCACGACAACAGAGGGCATCTGCGGTTGGCCTGTCGCCGTGATTCTCCCTAGCTCCGCTGGGATCGAAGTTCCGTACAGACCTAGAGTGGGTGACACCGCCATTAACGGAGAAAATGATCTCTCTGGCCTCCCTGATTGCCGGAAGGCTGTAGTTGATGAAGGACTTTGATTGCAGTGCCCTGCGGTAATCCCCGTACAGTCCGCGCTTTGAGTCCTTGGTCGGCCACCACCCCGGTGTCTTAGTCGCAACCTTTGTGACCAAGTTCTCTTGCTCACGGTAGTAGATGTTCCTATAGCCGTTTTCGAGGACTACATCACCGAAGTTGCGGCCCGGACTCGGCGCTTCCCAGATCAGAAAGGCGTCCCGGTCACTGCCGTCCTTGAAATATCGGCCTAAAGCAACTGCATACCGCCCAAGTTCTTCAGGTCTGGTGTTCGGGCAGCAGAATTCAGCGACTTTTTCGCCTGTTCTGGCGTCTGCAACGCTCATAACGCTGTTGCTGGACCCCGTACCCGTTGCAATATCGACTCCGATCACGAATCGGCGGTCGTTGGACATGTTTCCTTCGTCATCAGGCATTCGCCAGAGTTGCAAACGGCCCTTAGAGGTAGCTGAGAACCCCAATGGTTGCAAGGAGTTCTCGTCATAGTCCAGTTCGCCCACTGCCATGGGCGGTTTGCAGACGTTTCGCTCGATATCGTCCAGCATCGACGTATCGAAGAACTGGTAATCCGACCCACTGAAGTCAATATCAAGCTCCTGCGCCACCTCCTGTGGGTGCGCACACCGCTTGCATTCAGCGTCATACCAAGGTGAGCGCATTTTGCCATGCTCATCATGGTAGAGGTCTTTGTTTTTCTCAGGGTGCTGCGTCCAATGCAGCGTTATCTGCGTGGTGTCCGGCTTGTGCGCCATGTCGTAGAACGCATTGCCCGAACCTGCTGGCGTTGAATTGAAGATGCGCGAATTTGTCGCATCTCGCGTAGAAGCCAGCGCACGATATCCGGCATCCACATCAAAAGCAGCAAACTCATCAAGGCCAATTGCAGTTCTTCGATCCCCGCGTGCAACGTCTCCGGTGGTAGATTCACCGTCGATAGTGCTTCCGTTTGACTCATTGGTTAGTCTCAACTTTGTTCTGGTCATCTTGGGCAGCAGCCAACCCGGTTGGTGCTTGTGCAAGAAATCAATTTTCCAGAACAGACTCTTAGGATTACCCGGCTTATCGACGTAATCCTCGTTTCGACTTACCAACAAAAACGACTGCCCCGGGAGGAAGTGCCACTTCCACTCAAAAACCGTCAGGAGCATCCAAGAAGCTCCCATGTCGCGGCTCTTCTTGATGACCAGATCCCTTTTGCCCATGGCGTCAGCCATCTCAAGCAGGGCATCGTCCTGAAAACCATAGGTGATGAAAGGGATTACGCCAGATCCGACACGGGGATCGTAGGTCCAGCAGAACGTGTTGATGTAAAACAACAGGTCACGCGAACACGCAATCCATAGCTCCTCGGCCAAATTGCGGTCCTGCTTCGCCGCCAGCACCACATTTGCGCGATAGCGCAAATTTTTTTGTGGGTTTTTCGGCACCTTATCGTAATACGACATCAACAATCGTCCAGCAAATCCCTCATCTTGCGCATCCTGAATGTGATGGCCTGTGGGGTGAGGCCATCTTTCTTCGCGCAATCGCTCTTGCTGACGCCCATCGACAGCATCTGCGCGGTTTTGCGCAAGCTGCGGGGGAAAGCAGAGAGATCGGGTTGGTCATGTGGTTCGAGGTCATAGTGGTGAGGTGCCGGTAGACAGTTCGTCGGCATGTATTTCAAGGGTTTATTGTACTGCCTTTTCCCCCAACGGCCATTAGGCAGCCTTTTTCGCGTCACAACAATGCCGTTCTGCTTTTGATACGACCTCGACACATAGTCATACAACCTCTGTGACAGGAACTGATGCAGCGTCCCCTTGTCAGGATCGTACCTGTGCAGCAATGTGACCGCCGTCACATAAGCCTCATTCCGAATGTCGTCAAAATCCCAGAGGGGGAAAGACCGCAAACGCATCGATGTCCAAGCGTGCGTGTATTCCAGCAGTTCCTCAGCCGTCATCCTCTGGGGTTTCTTCCCCATGCTTCCGCTTCCAGTTCCGGATCGAGTAGTACATCGTGCTGCGTGGGATACCAAGCAAATCGGCCATATCCACCTCACCCATAAAATGCGGGGTCGATTCGCGCACAATCACCGCCATCCGCTCACGGGCCTCATTCGCACTCCGAATACGCCCGTCAACAAACTGGTCATAGCTGACATCCAAATGTTTGAGGACGTAGTTCAGGCACTCACGAATCTTCGCCTTCCACTCCCCCGGAGTCGGATGCTCCATCTCGATCTTTGTGTAGTTCCCCTCCACCGTCACTCGGCTCTCCATACTCTTCATTCATCACCTCAATCAGATTCAACACGTTGCGGCCATCGTCACGGTAACGAGCATCCGCCTCCAAACTCGTCCTACTCGGAAGCAGCTTAGTGTAAATCTGACCCCAGAACTGAGCCTCATTCGTATTCGACCTCCGTGCCCAGCACAACATCCCCCATGCCTCAGGACTCGGAGCATCCTCCGCCGCCACATCCTCAACCATCACATTCGCCGCCACCCACTCAACCGTCTCAGGCGTCGAACACCCCTTCCCCAAAAACACGCCCTTCTCAACCTTGTCCTCACTGATGTCACCGGACAAAGCCCTAACAGGCACCACAGGGGCCGCAGAAGCCTTCACAGGCTCTTCAGCCGATCCTGACTCCCCATTCCCCAACTCCATCTCAAGCGTCATAGCCGCCGCTCCCCACGCCTCTGACGCCTCCACTCCCTGCTTCTTAATCATCTCCCGGATCTCAACGAAACGGGACCAATGCCCATGCTCCGTCAACCAATCCCGCAACAGTGACTTGGAAACGCGCTTCTCGTAAAGATGGGGGGGGATAAATACCACAAGTCATTCCAGTACTTAGATTTGAGGGTTATATCTAATTGCAGAAACCGCACGGGGGGGCGCGGTAAAGCTTTTAGCTTTACTCCTGCGCGCAGTTTGCAAGGATACTTGCAAACCAAGGACCAGCACCCTCACAGCATAGCTGTGCCCTTGCAAGCTGCAAGCCCTACCCCACAGCATAGCTGTGACCGGACCCTGACACCGCCACCCCCACAGCGTAGCTGTGACTTTCCGGAGTTCCGGAAACCTGCACAGCGTAGCTGTGACTCTGGGGATGGACTGCCTCGCGTGTGCGCACGTTGAATCCCCATAGGGGATTGACCTAGCCCCCCCTCACCTCAACCCAATCGGCCATCTTCGATGGCATCATGCGTGCCGGACTACGTCCTGACCCATACGGGGCGGAGCCCTGACATACGGAGCGTAGCTCGGTGCGTACCGGGCTCTGCCCTGACGGAGCAGGCAGCGCACGGTTGCCCGTAGCGTAGGGGGCCATTTTCGAAAATCTACCCCTACGGGGTACGGGGCCATTTGCAAACTTTTCGCTTGACCTCCGGGGTGGCCGGAACCGATGGTGATTGGGCCGAGCTGGTCGCCGTTGGCTGACTCGGTCATCACCCATGAATCCTGAAAGGATCACGCCATGAGAAGGCAAGTTCACTGCCGCAGAGCGGCATGGATCGTCTCCGTCAACCTGACCTCTGATCTGGAGATCAGCAGGGCATTTTTCCGGCAGTCGGAAAACATGCGAGCCAGCTCTAGGAGCTGGACCCGGACCACGGTCCGGAGGTTCGTCATGCGTCACTTCACTGTCTCTGACAGTGAGCTGCCCGAATCGGAGATTCGGACTCTGGTCAGCTTCTTCAACCGGATGGCCGAGAACCCCCCTCTGGGGGGCACGGCGGCCATCTTGGAAGCCATCGCCTCCTGAGCAGGGCACAGTTGCCCGCTCATTCACCATCACCCACAGTCCTGAAAGGACCACACGCCATGGGATACCTTGACCGCCTTGCCGACCTCGACATCACTGACTCCGAAGCGCAGCTTCGGGCCGTGACTCGATTCTACTCGCTCCCTCTCCTGTGGGAGAGGGAACTCCTCAGCTTCGACGATCTCACACGGTGCATCAAGGATGCACTCCGCGCCGAGATCGAGATCAGCCACACCGAAGGTGGGACGCCGATCGGCTCCGACAAGATCCTTTGGATCTTGCAGGACCTCTACGTTCTCCTCCTCAGAGGAGAGACGGAACTGGAAGACAAGGACTTGTCCTTGATCGATGCCGACGAAGTGTGGAACACACTTGGCAGCCTCCACGACTGGTACGACTGCCGCCTTGCCACCT